CATTTTCTAATTGCGTTGTGCCGTTAATACCATCTAGGATTTGTTGTACCGTACGGCTATAATTTCCCATCGTAGGAGACTGTTTTCCGTCCGGTAATGCAAATGTATTAACTACATATCCAACGTACTCCTCCGGCTCAAATAACGTAGTCAGATATGTAACAATATCTTGTTTACGTTGCTCTAAAGGATAAGATTTAGGAATCGTAACATCGGATTCTTCTATCCAGTTCTTATCAACGACTTGATATTGTTCCGGAGTTGTGGCCAATACCATGGAATCAAAACTTAATGCCTCATTATTTTCAAGCTTACGTTTAGATGTCCATCCGTTTTCTTTTGCCATTTGAGTGATCGTGGCACCGGTAACAAGTTTCCCAGTATAGCGACCAAAGGATTCCCATTTAGCAGCACATTCACCCTCATGGAATCGTTCTCCATCATCTGCAGACCATTCTTCCCATATAAACATAGGATAGCCCTCTTGATGGAGAGCAAGTCCTACGTTTAACCATTCCTCATAGGAGCATTGGGCAGGGTCTATATATTCGAGTAGTTCTCGTAAATCAATTTTGCTTTCCATGTTTACTCCTTACCATTGAGGAACAAATTCTTCTACAGGTGGCTTGTATGTAGCAGGCACTACACCTTTAGGAATGCGCCAACCACTAGCACTAATACGACTAATCATCTTAGAGGCTTGGTTATTGCTCCATGTTCCTACATTTTTAAATCCTTTGTTTTCAAGGAATCTAATTTGTTTAGGTGTAGACAATCCTTCTTCACGACGTTTTTGCAATCTATCAATTAGCATAGATGCTTTGCCAGCATCTTCAATACTGTCACCATTGATACCAAATTGCTCAAGAGTTTTCTTTTGGCTATCCGTAATCGCACTCATTTGCCAACCAAAGGCTGGAACATAATGGGTAAGGTCTTCAGCTTGGATAGAAAACTCGAATTGCAATGGATCAACAAGTTGTGCTTTTTTCTTACGCATAGCAGCGAGTTCTTTTGCAAGCGCCTCTTCACGTTGAGCTAATACGTCAGATTCTGCATCCCTTTCGCATTCTTCAAGGTCCATTCCTTTTTCTTCAAGAATTTCCGTCATGCGTTTGGCCACATCATCTGACTTAGCGATTAAATGAGCTGGTCTACATAGTTCGTGACGTTCTACATGCCATAGAAAATCTAAAATTAATAGATGATCTTTACCCGGTGAAAGCCGTGTGCCACGTCCTATCATTTGACAATACAAGGCACGAGACCGAGTAGGACGTAATACAATAACACAATCAACGCTTGGACAATCCCATCCTTCCGTGAGCAACATTGAATTACAAAGTACATTATATTTACCTTCAGCAAATGCTTGTGTAATTTCTGTACGGTCTTGGCTTTTACCGTTTACTTCTGCTGCTTTAAATCCTCGCTCGTTGAGAATTTCACAGAATCGTTGACTGGTAGCAATTAATGGTAAGAATACGACGATTTTTCTATCTCTGTATTCCATTAATTTGTTGGCTATTTCCTCTAAGTAGGGCTCTAATACCCTACCAATATCACCTACGGAAAAATCGCCAGTTGAAATCTTAACCGATGAGATATCTAATGTGAGCGGTAATGTTTGTACTTTAATCTTAGATAAGAACCCCTCTTGAATAGCTTTAGGCAAGGTGTATTCAAATGCTAAACTTTCAAATACACGTCCTAAATTTTTCATATCCGAGCGATCTGGTGTGGCCGTAACTCCCAATACTTTGGCTTGGTCAAAATAATTTAATATAGCTTGATAACTACTAGATACAGCATGATGTGCTTCATCAATGATAATGACATCAAAGTACGTTTTACTGAACATTGACAATCGTTTGTCTTTGCATAAGGTTTGAACTGAACCTACTATGATGCGGTCCCATTGTCCAAGACATGTATGTTCAGCTTTTTCCATTGCCGTTGTAAGCCCTGACGCACTCATAATTTTGTCAGAGGCTTGCTGCAATAGTTCTTCACGATGCGCAAGGATAAGAACACGCTTACCCCTGCGAACCGCTTCCTCAGCAACTTTGGCAAAACAAATCGTTTTCCCTGTACCAGTCGGAAGAACCAACAATGTTTTATTAACCGTTTCCCATTCATGCCATATCGAGTCTACAGCCTGTTGTTGATACGGTCTAAGTTTCATTAGAATGCACCGTATCCATTGGTTTGAGCATTAGGACTTGCAAAACATTTTTTTATTTCGTTACGAGTACCATTATTACCATCATTTTTCACATAGCCTTGTTGTGACAATTCACACATGGCTGACTTACCCAATAATTGTTCAGGGTCAGGATTGTAGTTTTCACCTTTCTTAGCAAGACCTACGGCCATAAATAATTCTGTAACTTTCCAAATGGTTGACTTTGTGTAAAACAAATTGTGAATTAATTTTGTTTTCCCTTGATCACCACCATCTACTTCGAGGGTAATTTGAGCTTGTGGACAAGATGGTAACTTGCTACCTTCTTTTGGTTCATAGAATTTCTTTTCTACATTAGTAATTACAAATGGATAAGAACCAGATTCAAGTAACGTATATTCACGTTCTTCCGCTAAAATAGGTTGGTCAAATGAATATACTTCTTCTGCTTTACCGAATGTTTCAAAATTGCTTTGTGCTGTCATAATAATTAATTTCCTTTCTTAATTGCTTCAACAATATTTGGCCAGAATGGGATAATCCATCCATTAATGAATTCTGGATCATAATTTTCAAATGGTGTACCAACTGGATACTTACCACGAGCGATAACTACTGATTGAACTTGTTCTAACGTGATACCATCTTTAACCATTAAGTCTTTTAATGGTTTAGGAATAGCCGTTTCAACTAATGGTGTTTCGTTTTTGTTGGTGTCAACATTTTCCTGAAGTGGTGTTATTACAGGTTGTGCTGTAGTAACTTCCCCAACTTGTTCCTTGGTAGCATTCATTACTTCTGGAGCATATTCATTATTAGCGGCTTGTGCTAATTCTTGGGCTGCAGCAGTTGGTAGTACATCATCTGGAATAACATGAGCGATTTGACTATATTCAAATGGCATCATATCTGGTAATCCATGACGATTTTTAGCATCCCATGCGGGGTTGTGAGTAGCGTACATTAAACGCTTACCATTAGTTGCTTTCTTTTTGTTGGTTTGAGTTGTGATGATTTCATTTTTATAATTGGCAAAGAGTACCATGTCCGCCCATTCTTTAATAAGTGGAGATGTTTGACTTCCCGTCTTTTTGCCAAGTTTCAATTCAAAGCGATCATAGGCTCCGAGTTCATCTGGCTGTTCAAACTTACGAATTTGAGCATGAGCAGTAAGTACTACGTTCATACCTGCGTTGATAACTTCATCAAGTAGGTTTAAGAAACGGCCCATTTCCTCACGGACAAATACATATCCGTTGCCATACCCAAAGTCTTCAATCCCCGATTTATTATGTTTAGCACAGATGTACTCAACACATAACTGTTCCGCCCAGTCTATAGTGTCAATGACTAAAGTTCGGTAGAAACCCGGCATTGTTGCAAATTCCTTTACAAAGGAAATTAGCATTTGCCACGATGTAGGCTTATCTGTGCGAGCCACATCTAAATGGTCTGTGCTGCCCTCTGTATCAATAAACACAGGTGATGGAAAGTGACTGGCAAAGGTTGTTTTACCAATCCCCTCAGTGCCATACACGACCACCTTTTGCGCACGTTTTCGCTTACCTGTTGTAATATTCATTAAAAATCACCCCATTCATTTTCATGTTTAGTTTCATTAACTGGTGCTGCCACATTACTGTACTCTTCACCTTTAATATGTCCATCTTCAATAATGATGGAACATTCATCTTGGTTATTAGTAACACGAGTAGCAATAACTTGCAGGCCTTCCGATTCAAGCCAAGCCCCAAATTCTTTCATAGTGTCTACATCCATTTGTTCGAGTTTATCCATAAGTACGAATCCACACTTAGGATTTAAAGCTCTAACAATGGCCGTCGCTACTTTGAGTTGTTCAGCACCGGACATGCAATCCCATTGACGATCATTGTAGATAAGGACGCCATCTTGAATGGATAAACCTGATAATGGCATTTGTACAGATTCAAGCAGTTTATTTTTATCTTCCCTGATAGTTTCAAGTTCACCAGTCAAGTTGTCATAATCTGCTTTATAATCAGCAGCTTCTTGTAATGCTCTAGCACGCTCTTGATTAGCACGTACCTTTTGATTGATAGCATCTACATTTTTGATTTGCTCCTCGAGTTCAGCCGTAGATTCATCCTCAAGGTCTTTAGCAGCCGTTGTTGCAATATCATAATCTTCAGCTAATTGAGCTTGTTTAGCTTGCAGTTCTTCAAGCTTTTTTTGCGTTTCATCAACCAAGTTGTTGATGGTGACCATTTGAGCTTGAATAGCAGAAACATTGTTCCGCTTTTTTTGATTTTCCGCATTCTTCAATAAGATGGCTTGTTGTTGTTGAATAAGTTCCGATGCGCTAATCGGTTCAAGTGGCACATCATCATAGCCAACTAACTCTTTAGCGTACTTATCCTTTTGATTTGCAATTTGCCCTATAGAATGACGTTTTGCGTACACCTCTTGGTGTTTACCTTCGAGTTTATTTAATTCGTCTTCTACGCCTAATAATTTCAAAAGTTCATTTGCTTTTTCCTTATCATTCATTTCCATGAACTTAGGAAGGTCTAAGGCTAGTTGCCCAATGAAACCATCTAAAATACGTTGACCAGATTTTTTACCTTCTGGATCTACAACTTTTAATGTGCTGCTATTACCACTACGTGTAACAACTAGTCCATTAGATAACTTAACTTCTAATTTAGGTGGATTGTAGCTTCCATCACGTACTGCACTAGATGGTTCAAATTTCGCACCGCCTAGGGTCCAAGCAATGGCATCAAGGATAGATGTTTTACCTTGGCCATTCTTTCCACCAATAATAGTTAATCCATTAGGTGATGGTTCATAAGACACAGCTTTAACACGCTTTACATTTTCTAATTCAAATGAATTAATTTTGATTGATTCTCCCATGCATTTGCTCCTTATTCTTGAGTACCAGACAATAACAAGTAATTAGTTAATTCAGATTTAATCGAATCAGTTTCAGCTTTGATAGCATCTTTAATATAACGATTCATGATTGGACAAGATAACTTGAACGATAATTTATCCCCTTCGTCTTTAGGTTTAATGATGTCTAATTGCACTTCAATTTTTTGAGTGAATTGGCTTTCATTAAGAATGACCATATTTACGAAGATAAAGCGAGGCATCTTTAAGGTACCTTCCGCTTCTTTTACTTTGATGCTCATAACATAGTTATCATCATCAGTTCGAGTAAAATCGCCTTCCGTTTGTGTTACGTATTTAAAGTTCCTAACGGCAATTAAAAGCTTTTCGTAATCTTCGATTTCATGTTCATGAATTCGGAGTAAATCAAGCATTTCTTTTTGCGTTAAACTTAGATCAAAGATGGAGTACCATTCTTTAAACTGTTCGCTTTTTTGAAATTCATATACAATTTTGTCTTGCGTACGATCCGTTACGGTACAGTCTGTTACTGCCACAACTTTTCTATCTGAATATGTAATAACAGATTTTTTAGGGTCACCTTTAGCTTTTACACCTTTAACAAATGATTCAGCACTACTAAGTTCATATCTGAAGCCATGATATTGGAATATATCATTGGCTTCACCATGACGAATAATAACTTCACCATTTTCTGCTGCTTGTACATTTAAATAAAATTTTTCTTCCATTGTGTTACCCTCTCTTTTCTGTTGTTGAATTAAATGTTAGAACTTCCAATTCTGGTTTTTCGTTGACATCGACTTTTACGGTGAAGTCATCCGCATAAGAACCGATAGCACGACGTGAGATAGCTGGTAACGTTGATTTGATATTGTAACCAAGTTCTACAATAGTATCAGTATCTGGAACTCGTAACATTTCAATGTTGATGGTAATTTTAGCTTTCTGACCTTTTGAGATTTTTCGTAATGCATCTTTGTACATTTCCTCAAATTCAGCTTCTAACTTTCCATCACAAATATTAGTTAGATTTAAAACTTGTTGTTTTTCATTCATTTGTTTTCTCCTTTTCAAATATATTAAGCAGCTCATTTAAAAGAGCCATTCCTTTTCGTTTTTCACACATATCTTTTTCGGCTTCTAAAAATGCTACAAATTGCGTAGTATTAAGATTTTTATGTCCAAAGTTATGAGCAGCTGCAGCCAAAAGCGTGGTAACTTCTAGTACTCCGTCATTAAATTCATCTTTATTTAAGATAAATTCCATATCATGACCGCCATTTTCTTTAGGTGTTAATATGATTTCGATTTTTTTTTGCATTTTTCTCCTCCATGGTATAATTACCTTAGGTATAATTTACCTACGCCCGCTAGTCTTTCCAATTGCTATTAGCGGGCGTTTTCTTTTTCATATACATCGGCACACACCCAAACAAGTCCGCCTGTAATGATTTGCAATAAGAATTGAACAAACCCAATTCTATCGATTTCTAGGCTCCCCATGGATCCAATAATCCATATGAACGCCGCCCATTTTAAAGCAATAATCACAACTTCAACTCCCCTTCTACTATAACCAGTAAATCACTGGTTATTTTTCGTATACTCATTTTTAACTTTTCATTTTCTTGTAAAAGCTCATCACGCTCCTTTTCTAACTTTCTGTATTGTAGTGGACTGTATTCATCTACAATCCCTACTAGCGCCTCGACTTCTTTTTTATTGAAGCGGACGCCCGGAAGCCCTTTTACTTCACGTAGGATGCCACGTTCCCTAAGATTGTTGACGCTGCTTTCGCTGCATTGGAGCAATTCTGCAACGTCTTTAATCGTATAAACTATGGGTTCCATACTGGAATCCTTGATTCTACTTTTGCCATCCTATCTGCTTCACGACATTCTTTGATTTTGCCGTGGATGGATTTTCTACATAACTTACTTGTATGTCGTTTAGTAAAGTATTCTCTAATAATTTTTCTCCAATATTGTGCATACTCAGCATTTCGACCAGCCCAACCGAATGTAGTTGTTGTATTTCCATAGACCTTGTTGGCTACTAATAGATCTTTTTGATTTTGTACTAGCATGGTTCATCTCCTTTGTATTATTTTTTATATTATTGATGTGATTTTAAATCACTATACTTTTTAAAAAAAATAGACTTAACCTCAAGGTTTGACAAATGTAAGATTTCTGTTAATTTTGCAATTTCAGATGCCGTAAATTCGGTTACTCCATTGATTTTATTGTATAGCGTGTATCTCGTAATATTAAGCTGAATTGCTATCCACGAAATACGAAATCCTTTTTCAATAATCACGTCTTTTAAACTCTTCATCTATTCACCCCCTTTTGTAACGTGATTTTTAATCACACCTATAATATACCCTAAGGGTGATTGTGTGTCAACAATAAATTACAAAAATGTTGATTTTTTTTCACATATATAATATATTTACCTTGTAAGGGGCATTAAAAAGAAAGGTAAAACCTATGAAACTATATGCCAATATCAAAGCTTTACGAGAAAAATTAGAACTATCACAAGAAGAATTAGCTCGTCAAGTAGGATATAAAGATAGAACAAGCATTGCTAAAATTGAAGCTGGGAAAATTGATATACCACAATCTAAAATTTATGCATTTGCAAAAGCCTTGCATGTTTCTCCAGAAGAGTTAATGGGCTTAAATAATGATTCATATTATATAGATCCTGAAGTAGCGGAATACGCCAATAAATTAAAGGATAATCCAGACATGCGATTGTTGTTTGATGCAGCTGAAGACATGTCAAAAGATGATATTGATTTTGTAGTTAATTTAATTGAGGGATTAAAGAAACGTGAGGGAAAGTAGAATGAAGAAGTTATTAATATTAATCTGTATATTATTTATTCCTTTATCATGCAATGCAATTTCTTTAAATGAATTGCGTAACAATCCAAATCAATACACATTAGTGTATTCTGACCAAATGCATGAAGCGTATGTTGATAATTCAACGATTGTTGTATCAAGATATAATCCGCCATATTATGCTATTAACGCTACTGTATATTCTATATGGTACGATGAAAACAGTATTGTAGAAGCAAATCAGACTTCTTTTTTTAATTACGATAGAAGTTTAAAAACATTAGCACTTAAATTTGAAGAAGTTAATGATTTAGCAAGGGAATTTACAAATGATAATGGGGTAAAGTTTAAAATAAATACTTTAATTCGGTATGATTTAAATGGAAATAAGATTTCCTCTATAGATTCTTTCAAATTTGGGAAATCACCTTCTGGTAAAGCTCCTGCATATTCTCCGAGTTATGAAGTTGCAATGTATATATTTCATAAATCATATAATATGTATTTTAACGAACCTTTATCTAATTAATTCTATCAGGGGAGAGTGTTGTTATGTCTATTAACTTGATCTATACGCAATTAAAGAAAACACAAACAGCAGTAGTACGTCTTAATGAAGATGGCAGTCATTCAATACTGGTTAATTTAAATAAGCCATTAGATGCTCAACGAGTTAGTGTACTACACGAATTAGGACATATTAAACACGATGACTTTCATTCTAAGGAACATATCAATTTAATAGAACGGATTGCTCATGAAAGAGAATTATATGAAGATATAGATGAAGAATTCTTTTATCACGTGGTTAATAGCAAGGATGTGTAACCATGCAATATAATTTTACAGTCAGGAAGAAAGACAAAGGTTACCAAATTATTGTCAGTTATAAAGACGGGATCAAATGGAAACAAAAGTCTAAGCAGGGCTTTCCTACTCAGAGAGAGGCAAAGCTCTATGGGCAACAAATTGTCGATAACCTAAAAAAGACTGTCACCAATCCTCTTGATGACAGTCTTAAAAATATTACATTTATTGAATTGTGTGAATTGTATATGCGTGAGAAAACAAGCATATCAGAAAATACAAAATTAGTATATCATTATATCATTAAAAATCTATCTGTATTGCATCAAAAACGTGTTAGAGATATATCACATCAGATGATATTTAAAACGCTCTCTGACATTAAATTTGCCAATCGTACAAAGAATATGCACATCACCTTCCTAAAGTCTGTTTTTAATTTCGCCATTAAACCGTATCGAATTATACAATCTAACCCGGTATCAGAAATCAAACGGTTCACAACTAAAACATATAAATCATTAACAACTTTTACCATGGATGAAATGGATCTATTGTTAAAAACATATATAGATAATAAAAAACTATACACCCTACTATCCATTGCTCGATATACAGGGGCTAGATATGGCGAAATTTTAGCCCTAACGTGGCTTGATATAGACTTGGCTTATAATACCATTCGAATTAACAAACAATGGTCTAGGACGTCAAATAACACATTCGGAGTAAAGGAACCGAAAACAAGAAATAGTATTCGAACTCTTCCTATCCCTCCCATTCTATCCAATATATTATTAGAGTATAAATCAATTTCTAATACCGAGCGATTATTTAATATTAATACTAGCAGTACTGGTAATGTAAATTATGCTATTAGAACGGTAATTCCCAATAAAACTATCCATGCATTCCGTCACACCTATGCAACAACACTTCTTGCGAATGGTGTTGATATTAAAACAGTAGCAAGTTTACTTGGTGACAATATCAATACTGTAATGAATGTCTATGTCCATTATTCAGATGAGATGCGCAAGAACGCCGCACAGGATGTATCAAAAATTTTTGGATGAATTTTTGACGAATTTGTGACGAAATAAAAACAAACCTTATAATATCAAGGCTTATTAGCTTAAATCTCATATCTAACTTA